AATAAAAAAAACTTCGTTATGGAGATGAAATCAGGTAAATGGAAAAAAAAGGAATATCGACGAATTTAAAAAACATCAATCGACTGATGGTGTTCAATCCTAAAGGCGGCGTGGGTAAAACCGCGATAGCGATTAATTTGGCATTGACTTGCGACTATGGAATAGTGACCAATGATCGTCTGAGTATCGTTGACCAAATTTTGCCTTCAGATCGTTATATGATTCTGGATAAAAATCAGAATATCCCGGATATGCCTGCGGAATGGCCCTTGATCTTCGATTTCGGAGGTTATCCAGACTCCAGAGTGGAAACGGCCTTGACAATGTCTCGATTCGTTTTAATGCCAATTCTTCCGTATAAGGAGAATATCCAGACGAATTTGAATTTTGTCGAGGAGCTTTTGAAATATAAAAATATCGAGGATATTATTCTTATCGTCAACCAGACTTCAAAGGAACAATTTCAAGCCGTGTCGAAAGTTTTTCGGCATTTTTACCCGAAATTGGCGATTTTCGAAATGAAGAAATCAACGGCTTTCAGTCATATGATTGCGCGTAAGACTTCTATCATGCAAATGGTATTGGATTATAGAATACACCAACGACATTTCCAATTGGTGGTTGAAATGTTTAAAGCTATCATCGATTACATTTTTCTTAAAAGCTAATAAATTGAATTATGAATACTGCGGCAATTCCTCAAGATCAAGAAGCTGAAAAAGCGATTTTGGGACTACTGATCTACAATAACGATTTACTCTATCAAATTACTTCTATTTTAGAACCTGACTCCTTTTTCGCTATTTCTCATCAGAATATTTATAAAGCTATTCTGGAATTATCCGAGCAAGGAAAGCCTATCGATGAAATATTGCTCGGCAATCAATTAAAACTTAATGATCAACTCGAAAAATCAGGAGGTTATACTTATTTGGCGGAACTTACAGAAACCGCTCCTGGTTCGGCCAATATCGTATATTATGCGAAAATTATCCGCGAGCATAAGTTGATTCGGGATATGATTAGCATTTCGCGAAATTTGAGTCAGCAGGCGCTTAATCCGGTGATTAATATTAAGGATTTACTTTCGGAAGCTGAAAGTAAACTTGCGGAAATCGCGAATCGCACGAGCGATAGATGTTATACACGCATTGATAGCATTATGGAGAACGCTTATAAGGAATTGGCTTATAAATCTGAATATTCCGGGGAAATAACCGGCTTGCCGACTGGATTTTTGGATTTCGATAGATTGACTGCCGGCTTGCAGCCGGCAGACTTAATCATTATTGCTGGACGTCCATCGATGGGAAAAACGGCATTGGCTATGAATATCGCTTCATATGTGGCAGGACGACCGGAAATTAAAGGTAAAGTCATGATCTCCAGCCTGGAAATGTCGAAGGAGCAATTAGCCATGCGTCTACTGGCAAGCGAGGCTATGGTCGATAGTAAAAAGCTTAAAAACGGACGTATGGACGCCAACGATTGGGATAAACTCGCGGATGCGTCCGATAAAATTTCCCGGATGGAAATTTATCTTAGCGATATAAGCAATATTACGCCTTATGAACTGACGGGATCGATAAAGCAGCTCTATAAAGAGCTAGGAGGACAATTGTCATTAGTGATAATCGATTATCTGCAACTCATGCAAGGCGGCAAAATCAATACTTTTCGCGAGCAGGAAATAGCTGAAATATCCCGCTCCTTGAAAGGCATAGCCAAGGAACTGCATATCCCGGTTATAGCTTTATCTCAATTAAATCGGGCTGTGGAATCCAGAACGGATAAACGGCCTCAACTTTCCGATCTGAGGGAATCAGGATCGATAGAACAAGATGCTGATTTGATACTCTTCATTTATCGCGATGAAATGTATCATGAGGATTCCTCCGATAAGGGAATCGCCGAAATCATCATCGCGAAGCATCGCAATGGCCCGACTGGTCGGATTCAGTTGGCGTTTTTGGGAAAATATACCAAGTTCGCCAATCTTTCTCGACAATCCTCGCCTGATTTTTAGCATGAAAAAAAAACGGAAACAGGAAAAACCTAAAAACCAATCCTTGAAAAACAAACCTCGTTCGCATTATGTCTGTCATGCTTGCGGCAACATTATGTTTATCTGGTCCGGCTCTTGTAGAGCTTGCACGGTTTGCGGCGAAACGGAAAAAGGTTGCGGTTAATCAATAAAAAAATATGGACTTAAAACAATTCAAAAAACCAGAAAATAAAAATATTTTAAAGACTGAACAATCGATAACTCCGGAAAAAATGACGGCGCAGATAATATTGAAGCTGCGTCCTTCCGAAAAGCTTAAAATAGAACAACAAGCGATCGATAGCGGTATTGGAAAGCTGTCGACATATATTAGGAGTCTATTGAAGCATCATGACTATATTTAAGAACCCCTTGGTCCATGAAAAAAAATTTCTTGGCGATATTGAAAACCCTGCTTTGCTATATACGATTTGGAACCCGAATCAACCGGATAAATTTACGCATGTATATGGAGAGTCCGGAGAATCAAAAATGGAAAATTATGATTTTCTAAAAAAAGTTCGCTCGAGCACTTTCCCTGGAGCACTTATGACGAAATCGGAAATTTCAGCGGAACCTCCGCCGTTCATGCCGATGGAAAATATTTGTCGGCATTGCGGAGCGATCTCTTTTTTCCCGATCGAAATTTGCGGAATTTGTAGAAAAAAGGCGGCTTCGTCATTGGAAAAGAATTCCATGACGATATCTGAAAACAAGAAAAAACGTTGCTTAACCTTTGACCAATTCGAAGAGACTAAAGTGCTGATGAATCGACTTAATCGCGAATTGACAAGAACGGAATTCATAGAGCCTCCACCGCCTGAAAGAGCGAAGCTTCAGGCGGAAATCGATCGTTTAGATAAACTTTTAGAAGACAATATACATCTTGCTTTGCTTTTTGATTCTAAATTTTTTTTAGGAGAAAGTGATGAAAAAGAAAATGATGAATGAGGAAGTATGTAGAATAGGATTGGTTAGAGCGCACCCGAATTACTGGGTATGTCAATGCGCGGAAGGAGATAATATCAAATCGCGCTCGGTAGTGGCTTGCGAAAGCTGCGGTGCGTGGCAATCGAAACGATATCCGGCGACTTTGGAGGATGTAAAAAGATATTATGAAAAAAAGATGCCTTAGATGCCAAAAAAAATTCAAAGTGAAACGCTCGGATCAACTTTTTTGCTCGACTACTTGCCGCGTCTATTATCATCGTTTTATTCGTAACTCGAAATTAACGACTAAAAACGATATAATTTTATCTTTATGCGATTATAGCAGCAATTGGTCTCAACCTTATGCGGACGCCGGTTATAAAGTACACCGTATCGATATTCAGCATGGTCAAGATGTCAGACTTTTAAAACATCAAGGGAAAGTTCACGGAATATTGGCCGCTCCGCCTTGTACGCATTTTGCCAGCAGCGGCGCGGCATCGTGGAGAAAAAAAGGAGAATCGACTTTATTAGAAGGCTTAAGCGTTTTCGATGCTTGCGCCAGGCTTGTTTTATTCTGTGATCCGGAATGGTGGGTTTTTGAAAATCCAGTTGGACGATTGAAGCATTATATAGGTGATCCGCAATGGATATTCGATCCTTGCGATTATGGAGATCCATACACGAAAAAAACATGCCTTTGGGGTAAGTTCAATATTCCAAAGCCTGATAGGATAGAATTACCTGAGACAAAGCGTGGACATCATTCAATTGATCGATATTGGAAAGAACGCGAGTATAAACTTGGTAAAGATAGGCAAATGTTAAGAAGCACTACGCCGCCAGGTTTCGCCAAAGCTTTTTTCGAGGTTAACCCATAAATGAACTCCTGCCTGCGCGGGAATGATAAGAGACGCTTTTTCGACCGTCTTTTTTCTCTCATAAAACACCGTGAATCCGCAGATGAATATAAAAGCGCAGATGAAGAAAATCACGGTGGTTTTGATCAAACGTTGTCGGAACGGCGGCGGGTTGCCGCCTGGATATTGACGACTTAATATCTTCAGAAACACTAGCGTTACGCATATCAACGCCGCCAAAACTACGATCAAGCCTGAGTTGGCGGACAACAGCCCCCCAAGCGTTTTATATCCGTAATAGGTCGCTAAAGCTTGTGCTATATCTCCAATCATTTTCACCTCTTTTCTTTGTCATCCTACTACTTGTCATTCCGGACTTGATCCGGAATCCACCTAGCCACCACGATGGATTCCGGGTCAAGCCCGGAATGACAGGTTATAAAAACCAGCCTTTAAAGCTCCAGGGAAAAATCAAGTCAAGAATCAGGTGCAGAATTATCCCAGCGGCGAATGCCGCTATCAGGATCGGCGTCGTCTGATCGGGAAAAACGCCCAAAATAGCCACCAGAATCAAAAATACGGGCAGCCAATATTTATGTGTCGGCCCTCTATGTTTCATGCCCAGGAGGAACAGCGCAAGCAATCCTATAGCCGAACTGATGGTCATGAATAATAATTGCTTTTGACTGATTCCAAAAGCGAACATGATTCCAGCCGTCAGAAAGCCCAGACGCCCGAACCAGCGTCCGGGAATCGAACCTATATCCAGATCGGGAAATTGACCTCCAAGCCAAAACACTCCGCCCCCTGCAAGAGCTGAAATCAGCGGCATATCTTTAAAAAATAATAGCAATTCGATAAGCGCGGTTCCGCCGATTCCGGCTCCGATTGCATGGCCTGTAAAATTCATTAAAATTTCTCGTATTTACGTTCGCAGGAAAACATTTGTTTTTTACTGAATCTAGCTTTTTCAAAGTGTATCACCTGCCAGTTGAGCAACCATGGCACGCCAAGTTGTCCCACCAGATTATTTTGACCTAATTGAATCGTGTAGGTCTTCTCTCCCGCTTTGATTCTGTAACCGCCGTCGACTACTACTAACGCGCCTGAATACCAATATTGTCCGGTTCTATCCGGCTGCTTGCTGATTGTCAATCCTGGATGTAGAACTTTAAACATCGTTTTTCTAGCTATCGGTCTTAATTGCCAGCTTTTTCCAGGTCCGGTCGATGAACGATAAAGATATTTCAAGGAATCATTCCCGCCGTTTACCAAAGGGTCATCCTTATCGATATCATAGATGCAAACCTTGTCGCCTGGATAGAAAATAGTGTCATATGGAAGTTGTTTCACGACTCCCAAAGCTGAAATCGCTGAAAATACAAAAAATATCGCAACAATGAATGTTTTCATGAGTCATTCCCGGCAAGCAGGATTATACATGGCCGGATAATTCCCGCCGGCACGGGAATGAATTAATTGTTTTACTTATCAAGTTCTTTTTTGGCGTTTCCGACGAAAAGACATATCAACACCAACAGCATGGCCGGCACGGTGATCCATGCATGTCCATAAAAAGTATTCGCTAAAGCGAAAGGTTTACAGATGCCTACGCCGTTTATGGCGGCAACCAAAGTCGCATCGTTCATGGCCAGTATGATTTTAGAATAGGTCTGAGAAGCGATTTTTGTTCCAATCAATTCCACATTCGCTTGACTCCACAATCCGTAACCTTGATAAAAAAGATAATGACCGCAAACAGCCACTGTCAATAATCTGATGATTCTTCCGACCGTTAATTGAATAAGAACGAAAGTTTGAAAAAAAAAGAAAAACGCGGCCAGCATGAGAGTCCAGAAAACCGGGGAATCAAAAGGTATCTTTCCGAGACAATCATCGCCAGTCAACCCCAGAAACCCCCCGGTTATCAATGCCGCTATCAATGAAGCATGAAGAGTGAAATAACGATCGTAAATTCCGCCGATAAATCGCTGGCCGCGATAAATAGCGTTATTCAGAGCATTGTAACGTTCTATGATCCAAAATTTCAGCTTTTTCATGTTCATTTAAAGGAAAATTATTTCTTAGATTCAGGCAGGAAACACAGGAAACTCAGATTTTCGCTATCGTCTCCGTCGTCTCTAAATTTATGCTCGATAGCTCCAGGCGTATAAGCCAGAAAATTATCCCGCGTCATATAATCGTCGCCCTGTCGATCAAGCGTCCAAAGCGCAAATTTCGGAGTGATATGAAACTCCAAATTAGGTTTTAACCAAGTAATGATTCCGCCTTTCTCTTTGGAAAAACGTTTAGCCCAATATAGCGACAAATCGATTTCCTCTGCGTACGGCAGACGTCCGCCTTGTGCCTGACAATAAGCTTGCGCATCGCCGTGATCGACATCTGTAACTGGTTTCAATAGATCGAGTTCTAAAATAGCGTCTTTTTCCAGATCTCCGATGAACTTTAAAAATTCTCCTTGAAGGACATAGGTTTTCATTATAAAACCTTTTCCATTATAAAACGTTCCTGATTTCAGACCTGGATTGTTTCTCAATAATGGATGCATTCCAGTCCCTACGTAACGAAGATTCTCAAGGCTTATTTTGCTGAAAGCCTTATCCCAATCCACGCTTTTGGCTGTTTGAATGAAATGCGAAGTATTGACGGCAATGCTTAAGTCCTTAAGCGCGTCTTTATTTTCATCCGCCCACTGCGGAAAAAAATAGGGAAAACTTATAGCGCACAAACCTATGCTAACGGTCAAAATCCAAAGGACACGAATAAATAGGTTGAACAAAACCGAGATTCCGCCCGGCGTATCGTCCACCGCTTGAGCATCGCTAATAGTCGTCGTGGTCGCGGCTTCCGCTTCAAGCGGATTATTCGCGGCTAATATTGAATCTCTCATGATGCTGCTCCCGTGTTGATGATTTGCCCGGATCCGCTTTCAATGCCGACGCTCTTGGCGAAATCGCTGGTATCGTTGCAGACTATGCCGTCCATCGGAGCGCATTCAAGCCGTCGATAAACGATTTGATACCCTGCTCCGTTCAGTTTTTCGACTAGTTGTTCCGTTCTCTTTTCATGCAAAAAGAAACCGCCATTCTGAAGATTGATTTTATCTCCGGCATGGCCAAGTTTGGAGAATTTCTTAGCCGTCTGCGGATTGACTCTCACCGGAGTACCGATTGATAAAATGCTAAGGTTGGTGTTTCCGGAGGATAACGCCAGCCCCAGGGCATCGTTCTTTTCGATCGCTCCGAGAAAAATAGCTCCGCCGCTGATGGTTTCCTTTTGATTATAGTGCATTTTGGTAACTGCCGAGTCTTCGACCACGGTCCATAGTTCTATATCCGGGTTTTCCGGGCTGTAATGAAACGTAACTTTAAGATCGGCCTGAATCACCATGATTTGCAATTCGGTCTGCACGTCCTTCATGCGCATGTCCGCGCCGTTTTTCTGAAACAGAATCCGCAGAGCTTTACGGGCCTGTTTCGCGTCGTAGCCACTTTGAGACGGTTTGACCTTAGAGACCAGCCAGCGTTGACTAGCTTTCAGCAGATTAGGATTGTGAACCTTGCGCCACTCATTGCTCCACCATGCGCCTAAACGGTCGAAACTGATTCCGGCGGCGATCGCGGCGGCGATAATGGCTCCGTCTCCTTGTCCGCAAATCCGGTCATAGCATTTATAGAGAGGTTTTCCGAGTTGAAATTGAAGCTGCTGCGCCTTCTGGATCATGCCCCAGGCTCGCGCCCAGCAATACGCGGCATCGAAAGTCAACACATTCTGGTTTGAAAGATTCGGGCAGGATAAATCTGTTTCGCGGATGGATTTTATCTCGGCTAGATTCAAGGCGGCTCGCTCGGCCTGTTTTTCTTGAAGTCCGCTGAAAAACGGCATCTTCCGTTTTTTTTTCGGTTTTTCAGGTGGAGGCGTCGCCTTGGCCACTGGGATTTGATTTACGGGCTTGATCTGCGGCGGGCCTTCGGTATTCAGAAGAAAAAAATCTATCTCGACGGTATTTTGAGGACGTTGACCTCGAAACGTTAGATTAATGTAGTCTTTGCGGCCATTCTTCCAAAGTTTATGTCGTGTTCCGTCCGGCGTTTCAGCCGCCAGTTCCGTCAATTTTTTGCCGGCGGCTTCCGGCAAATGGATTTCCAGATAGCCGAAATCCGGTACTTGCCGTTTAAGGCGTTTCAATAACGTCTTTTCCATTTAGACCTCCGTCTATTCTTGGTTTCAAAAAATCGTTGAAAAAATCCAGAAAATTAACCGTTTTAAGAGTTTCCTCTTTTTGAAAAATAATCGTCTTTCCGGCTATTTCAAGAGATAGTCCGGAGGATCGAGATAAACGTTGTCTGAGCAATCGCGCCTGATGATTGAGAATTATACCCTGAAAGCCAGGCGCGAGAGTTTCCAGGGACAACAGCAAATCGAGCATGTTAAGCGGACCGCGTTCTTTGTAGGCTGTTCCGGCTGCGGTCAATTCGTCGAATTCAATGAATAGCGATTCTACTTCCGGTTGCGCCGGCATTGAAAAATGGAAGGCGTTTTCAAGCTCTTCCATTTGCCAAAAAAAGCTTTGTTCTCCATTCCGCGGTTGAATGCCGGAATTTTTGATGCCGCCTAAAATTGTTAATCCGTTGCTCATATCGTGCTATTTTCTATGATCTTCTATATATCATGCCTGACTTGATCCGGCATCCATCTTCAAATTAGGTGGATTCCCCCCTCCGCGGGAATGACAAATGATTTTAATAATCAAAACTATATACATTATAATGTTCGCATTTTAACGCGACGTATCCAGGAGCCTCATTTATAATACTTTCACAATAACGAATAGCATCTGAATCTACATCCGCGCCTATGTCTGCTTCTCCTACTTCATTTGCATCCAATTCTTTGAAGATTTGCATAGCTCTTTTATTCTTGCCAGCTTCAATCAATAAATCCCGAATTAATTCTTTAACCTTCATTATATATCCTCTATTCCGTATTGGTTCCAAATATCAGCTCCAGCCCAGTCGATGCAATATTGCCGTCCTATACGGGTATAGCCGTATTCATCCCAGAGCGTCCTTAATTCGATATCCAGCCAGGCGGTTGCCGCAGTGGTGGCGTCGGCTTCAGATGTGCCGGTTATTATCAGGACATCTTTCTGCTGCGCGGCCTGAACCGCTAAAGCCTGGGCTTTAGGCTCGAATTCCGTTCGCCGGTCGGCGTCGCTTAAAACGTCTATACGCTGTTCTTCTGCTTGAGTTTTGATTTCATCGATTTGTTCAGCAGTCAGGTCTGTTCCTAGAATACCGCCGCTGGGCAAGCTTTCGCCGATAGCTTCGATTATTCCGCTGCTCCAAACTCCATCGACATCCGTCAACCAATATCGTAGACCTTTATAATCGTCTATTTCGGCACTGGAAACGATATCGCCGTTTTCATCGATTGTCACCGATAAGACTTTATATTGCTGCAAGGCGTCTTTAGCCGCCTTCAGACTATCGGCTTGAGCTTCATCGACGATTATTTCTCCTGAACGCGGTTGGAAATATTCGGCATTGGCCACCGTCAAAGTCCTATTTTGATCCAGCATCGCGATTTCGGCGGTTTTTACGAGTCCGCTCTGTTCCGTTTTCGTCGTCAGATAATCTTGATATTCTGACGTTCCCAGCAGAGTCGGATTAACGGCTGAATCGGCGGCCCTGGTCAAAATAATCTTTCGCGCCTGCAAAGCATTGTAGGCGGCTGAAAGAGCGGCAGTATCGTCAGGATTTTCATTCTGCAAAGTTTGGTATGCGCTGTATTCCTGGGTTTGCCGCAATAAAACGTCGACATCCTCGGCGATATAATTCGCCATCAGAACCGCTTTTTTATTATTAACCGCTACTTTGGCGGCTTCAATAGCTATCGCGGCGGCGTCTTTGGCTTGAGCATAGGCGATATATTCCGGCGTGGCTTCCAGCAATGGCGTTACGATCTGCTTAGTTTGTCTGGGGTCTATAACCGGAATATCGAAGCCGAAAACGATGTTATATCCGTCTATTGATTCCGTGATAATCGTTTTTTTCATTAGTAATAAATAGCGAATCGAGTGATTACGTTTTTCATTCTTGTTTCAGAAGAAAGACGAGGTGTTCCATGAACCCCATTTGAAATTGGATTTGTAGTCTGAATTAATTCCTGATTCTGAACCAAACCCCAACCAGCTCCTCTTGTTCCTGGCGTAGTTAGTCCCGTGCCGTATTCCGAAGAAACAAGCCCGGCTGAAACTCCTCCGACCGTAGTCGTCTGCATATTATGCCAATGACCTTGACTTGCGTCTTGTTGATAGCTTCCTATCAGCCTGCTTGCGCCATCAGGATCGATAATTCCGGATGGATCCCAACCTCTTAGAACATAGCCGCGTAAGTTAGGCAGAATCAAATAATTTCCGGCGATATTGCGAATAGTGCCGGCGGCATCGGTCGCGTGATAAAAAGACGACGCGATGCCGTTATTGGCGTCTCCGTTATAGCAAAGCGCGTCTAAGAGCTTATAATCGTCGAGAGTACGATTGATGCCTTGTCCCTGTAGAAGCAGAAGCCTGATGTCGCAACCTATTGCGGCGGAAAGCGTCGCCGGATCGTCTTGTCCGCACCAGGGCACGATAACTCCGGGAGTGCCGTAGTTCATATATTTCAACAATAGCGGCTGCGAACGCGGATAGCCGCCGGCATCTATGCCGGGAAGATTGTCAAGATCGTTAGGTGGAAAATCATAGAAATCCAGTTCCGCTTGTTTCGCCAGCCAGACGTCGTCCATGAATTCGGCGATAAGTTCGGTTCCGTCCGTGGCCGTAGGACCAGTGGCATTAACTGCTCTAGTATTCGGATGGGGTAATCCATTCGTATTTCCAAAATAGAGATTATAATCTTTAGACATAGTTCACTCTCAAAACCGCCCAGGTTTCTTCAGGCTTCATCTGTAGAATTATTTTTTTGAATTGTTCCTTGCGTTGCAAAGGCACGTTAGCTGGAGCGATCGCCGTCAGCTCTCCGGTGATGCCGTCCCTGGTCGCCGCTCCTCCGACGAAAAATATAAACGGCCAGGAGTCCGGATCGATCGGCGTTTCATAGATCAATAATATTGACTCGAAGGTATCAAAGCGTCCGCAAACCGCATCGGCGTTTCCGCAAACGGTCGTTGTTCCTCCGCATTGAGCTATATATGCCGGGCCGAATTCTATGATGTCTCCGTTAAGCAATAAATCTCCAGGAAACAACGAGGGATCGACAGCCGGATTGTTTTTATGCACGTAGACATTGAAACCGGCGTTTCTCAGATAGTCCTCAAGATTTTGCGCCGTGCCTCCGTTTTCAGTTCGGTTATACTTGAAGGCGGCTAATTGCTGTCTTCGTTCGTCCTCGGTCAGCTCGAAATCGCTGACCATTCCCATGTCCCACTCAAGCTCGTCCAGATACGGCGTGTCGAGCGGAAACCGCGTCGCGCTCAAAGCGCTTAAGAATCGATAAACATCCTCGTAGTTTTCGCTGATAGCCTCGAAAAGCTTATGCAGATCGCCTTGTTCATCAAGAGCGTAAAGCGTTCCAGGCGGCAGCAGGGCTTTGATGTGAGCAAGCAATAATTCTGAAGTCATTTTACGCGAAAGTTACAGTCGCCAGTTTTCCAAGTTCGCCAGGCACAAGATAATAACGACCTAGAAAAATTCCTGGCAAAGTTCCGAAACCTACGCCAGCGATCGATGAGCCGCTAGGCTGCAAAACATCTTCGACCACTTTTGCGACTTTGGAATCGGTTATCAGGTCGTTTCGTTCAGCTTCGAAATCCAGTCCGGCGACGTACATTCTCAATGAAGCGAAAAACACGGTCAGAGCTGACTCTATCCCCTGCTGCACTTGAGTTTCCTGACCGACGGGAGTTATCAGGTCTCGGACTTCGACATAAAATAATTTGCGAATAATCGAACGCATATAAAGAAGATCATCGATCATGCCCAGTTTTTCGCGTTCCAGCCCGGTTTCGGGATCGGCGGCTAAAGCCGCTCTAACCGAGTCCAGCAGAGCCGGCGGCGCGATTCCGTCCGGGTCTATGTCGGTGGTGGCTTCAACGTAGACGGTCCGCTCCGGAGGCACGGAAAGCTCCGGGCTTTCGAGATACGGTCTGCCCGTGAAAGGATAGATACCCGCTACGCCCTCTACCGCTTCACCCCAGAATCGAATATCCGCTTTATTGCCTCCGCCGGCCTTTCGGCGAATGGCGTTGAAGACTCTCTGCCGGAACAATTGAAGATTCTCGTCCGCTGTTCCGAAAGTGTCGGTGGAGGTGACGGTGGCGATCGTTTCCGCGCCTGGTATCTGAACGTTTATCGTCAAAGTGCTGGCGTCCGGCAGATTGGCGTTGGTTCCTGGATTCTCGGCTGTAACCACCATGTCGGCGGAGCCTCCGGCTGCTGTAACCGGATTGTCGGGCCTGTACTTTTCGCCGTTGTCGTCTCCTGTGAAAATGACGGTGTCCGGAATGACCGTTCCGTCCGTGGCCGGTAGCGAGATATTGAGAATGGCGGCTTGGGCTTCCTTGTAGATAACTCCGTAGGGCAAGCCGATATCCTTAAGACCTTCCAATGTGGCCGTGGCCGCTAGAGCTTGCAGAGCGCGTTCATTGCCGAACTTGTAGAGCGTCGACTCGGTCAAGCCTAGAACGGCGGAGAGAACTCTTAGAAACGATTCGTCGTTCAGCGGGCTTTCGACGCCGAGCTTGCTCTCGAAATTGGCTAGGTTTTTAGCCGTCAGCTCTGCTACGGTTTTAATTGGAAAAGTCATTATTATTTTACGACTAATTTTTTAATGTTCTTTCGTTTTTCCTAATTTTCGCCAAGTGAATCCCGCATGCGCGGGAATGACAAATGGCATGGTTATCATTGTGCTACTTTCTCGTAAGCCGGATTAAGAAACTGCGATCGCCAGATAGAATTGACGCGGCTTAAGGTTAATTGTTCGGCTTTCTGGTCTGGCTGTTTGATAGTGATTTCGATTCTCAAACTATCCGCGCTCGGATTGAAGACTTCAATGTGGATGGACTCGGCGAAACCTGTATCCTGTAATTTTTTCAAGGCCCGTTCGCCGGCTTTTTCGATGTCGGTCAATTTTTGCAGCGTCAAAGTTCCGGCTGCTGTTTCCTCGAAATCGGTTCCGCTTTGATTGTTAGGATCGGAAAACAGATAGTTTCCAGCCCAGCCTTGCTTAACGAACAGTCTATGCAGAATATAGTTTTCAAGCCCTGCGTCCATGACCGGTTGCCCACCGGTAAATGTCAGCGTCGTGCCGTTAGGTTCTATAATTAAGCGCGTATCGCCTTGAAATGTTCTTTTCATCGTTAAATCTGGATTTGATCCGGAATTACCTTAACCCGGCTAATCTAGCAACCTCTTGCAATTTTCTCCCGCTAAAGGATGTCGGGTTAAGGTAATTTTACGTTGTCCACTCTGGCCGTCGACAAATCGATATTCAACGGCGTAGGGGTATAATCCCCGCCTAGATTGTTAATCTCAGTTGAAATCAATCCTAATTGCGTATTGATCGCGGTCTGAACGGCGACGATCATGATGGTTTGCAAAGCATTGAATCTGACGGCGAAATCAGAAAAACCATTTATTTCAATCGTTCCGTTCGGTTTGAGCTTCAAAAAACTAGTCTTGGCTCCGCCGCTGGAGCCGTAAATCGCTTTCTCTTCGGATTGGGAATCAAGAGCTATTCCGGCATTCAGGAGAAAACCAACCCGCCGGCCTCCAATATCGATGATGAGGACGCTTGCACCTATCGGAGGAGATGAATCGTCGCCCGGCGGGGTGATTAATTCAACCAATTGAGCATCCTGGTCGGCTGTGACTTGGCATTGAACGAATCGCGCCGAATCGCCTTCCTGATTTAATTTAAGCTCTACTTTTGTTATCGTTCCGAAGTCGATATCTAACATTTTGATATTCGTTTTTGTTGTCATTCCGGGTCAAGTCGGAATGACAGATGGTAATGAAACTTCCCGCCAACAAGATTAGGTTCAACGGGAAGAAATCAGTTCTTAACTAAGCGTTTTCTGTATTCGGACATGGGAGTTATCAAGTCTCTATGCGTGAAGACCTCCCGCACATCCTTGAACATGGCGTCTTTGTATTGAATTTTGACCACTTCGCTGTTTGGAAAGGTTTCAGCTATGCGTCCGATATAGGAATCTCTCAGAGCGTAACATCCGTCGTTCAGATTGTCGGGATAGTAATAGCCGCCGCCATACATAATGGCGTTGTACTCGTTGATTAAAAGTTCTCTCTGATTGCATATCAGCAGATAGCGGGGTAGAAACCATGCGTCCGATTTAAGTTCCAATGCCGCAAGGTCCAGCGGACGTCCGGCCCATGCCCAAAACTCCGTTTCAATGCGCCGGCACTTTTCGCGCGCTCCCATGTTTGAAAAAATACCTTGATCACATTTCCAATATTGACCAGGATCAGGATGCCGGCGCAGCCAATCGGTTTCTTCAAATTCGATGCATTCCTGAACGGGTCCAACTAATTTCCGTCTTTCGCAGCCTTCCTGAATATTTTTTTTATAATCTACGCATTCCTGATAATTTTTTTCCGGCCATTGTCGTGTTTGGCGCAGTTTTTCGCAATTCATAGCCGCTAAATTACCGCAAAATAGGAAAATAGCTATAGCGGCCATAAAACAGTGTTTAATTAAAAAATAGCTAGAATACATATCAAGACATCCCCGCTAAGTTGATTTTAAATCCTCGTAGCGTATTTCAAAACTTTTTTCCGCCCAGGGGAGAACCGGGTCTTGTTTAGTGTAAAGACTCGGCGGCGTCAAATCCAGAACGGCTGTCTTGCCGTTTTCTCCCCAGATGAATTCCACTCTCCGGATTATGAAGGTAAACCCGTTCGGCACTCTCATGGTGGAAGATTTTACCAGAACGCTGCTGTTTTCAGTCCATAAACGACCATCCGGAGCATACCACGTATCTATCGGCAAGGAAAAGGTCATGGCTTCGGCAAGGGTCTTATTTCTTTCCCAGCGCACGGCGGCTTCCAAGTCCTTTTCATCGCCTTTAGTAACCATGAAGGTTTTGATGCGTTGAAAAGTTACTGTTTTATCGACGGCTATTATAGTTTTACCTTCAGGCATGGCCTGTTTCTGCAAAACGCCCCTGTAGGTTCTGAATAATTGACGGCCTTTGAAATCCAATTCCCACTTTGAAACCGGGCTTACTCCTTCTTCGATGGTTCCGATCACCGGCTTTCGCGTGTTGGCCCTGGTAATGAGGAGATCGCCTTCGCGGGTGGAGGAAAGCATTGCGCTCTTGCGATCGGCCAATTTTTGCAGAAAGCCGGAGATCGTTTCTGTAGGACTGATTTTCTCTTCTTTGAAGACTCCTCCAATATCCACGTTCAACCCTTCATCTATGATTATGCCGATACCGGTTATTTTGAATAATTCGACGCAGAAACCGACCAATGTCAGGTCTTGATATTGATACGGCGGAAACAGGTGCGAGTCCACGATATCGACGGTTTTTGAAAATCCTTCCAGTTCCAGGATGCGGCCCTCATTGCCGGACGAGGATTTGACATTGTAGAGCCGCCCCTGCACCATGAGATTTCCATCGAGGTATACGGAAGCTTCCGGAAACGCTCCCGGTTCCGTGAGCGCGTCTAGCTGCGCGTCTTGTCCAGGCTCCCAAGCTATGATCGCCGACCAACCGTCCGCGGGAGTGTCCATGGTTCTGAGTACTCTCCCGGCCATTACGGGCAGGATTCTGCCGCCGAGCTTGAGTCTGAAACCTTCATCCCGAATACTGAATCGCCTTTGCAGCGCGGCCAGCTCCGGAACTACGGGAATCACCAGCACTTGTCCGACGATTATTTTATTCGGGTCCGCTATGCCGTTAGCCTCTATGATGCGGGTTCGCTCCGCCGGACTGCCGTAGGCGCGAGCGGCTATATCGTTGAGCGTGTCGCCTTGTTGGACTGTGTAGATTGTTCCTGGTTTCGGTATCATATTTGATTAAAAACTTAAAATTCCATCTTTATCTTCTTTAATAACAACATTATTATCATTTTCGTCGATATCCGAATTCGGCATCGTATTCGCGACGATATTGGAATCAATAGTTTTATTGAGAGCGAATACCAACAGCGTTAAAAGAGTCGTATTTCTATACTTTTCCAGAAATCTATTTTCGATATTATATCGTTCGATGCCGTATTCAGATATATTTCTGAAGTTGTATCCGCCATGCAATATTTCCGATTTCGTGAAAAACGTCGGTTGCTGTTTTATATTTTGTTTTCCTGGCAATATTTTATACCAGCATGAAATTATTCTCGCGAGTTCTGTTATTTTCGCAAGTTCCAACAGCACTTCTCCTTTGTCAGTATAGACCACGTAATTTTGACTATCGCATTGAATCCGCGTTTTGAAAGCTATATGTTTTTTATTGCTATATGTGACGCAAAAAACGAATGGACCAGCGGGCGGCGTGAATATCGTTTCCCAAATATCTTCGCGTTTCAAGACTTTAAACCCGTTTTCAGTCGCGAGAAAGGAAAAACTTCTTAATCTGCGTTTCTGGTCTTTCACGTCATCCGCGAACCTTATATCGCTAATCAACGCGGCGCAAGGCTGACATAGAAAATCGGAATCGTATTTCAGATATTGGTAATCATTGAAGGTCGCTTTTTTAATTATGTTTTTCTGATGAACTCCCTGCGTTATTCCAAGACCGCACATTTTACAGACCGTTTCCCGACCTTCAACCGGATATTCGAATTTAATATGCTTAGTTATAAAACTGGATAAATGCATTTAGCTTGATTCTCCGGTAAATAATAAGATGGTCTGTAGCCGCAAAATCTAATTTCGTAATTATTGGTATCTGAATATTCATAATGCATCGCGGATGCGACTGGAATTGGGCGCAATAAAAAATCGTCAAATAAACGTCGTTGCGCCGGCTTTATTTTAAAGGATTTGAAAAAGCCGTAACCCTGGCTTATTTTTTTGCCGATTCCTGGAAGGTGACGTTTGATTAGATATTCGATACGGTCCGCATCTCCGACGAAATAAAACGCAACATTCTCGATGTGATATAATGGCAACGGCATATCGTACGACTTGAAAGCTCCTTTACCGACATTGATTTTACGTTGACTTTTATTGAAGTCCGCCAAAACGTCGTTTCGATTATCCCATCGTTTTTTCCAACTTCCAGTATATTCAAGACTGCCCATGAACGTCATTACCGAGGAAAGCGGGTATCCGTCTTCATGATATTCGATTGGCAAATCAGGAAACGATGATAATTGTTCATTCGATAATTCGAGTTTGACAGGTATATTGCCGTATTTCTCCTTCATCCAGCAATAAACTATCATCGCGTCGAAAATCGGTCTATCGATGAAGCAAATGGGAGAAGACATTTCAAAAGTTATTTGAAAGCAATTCATCTATTTTACGTTGATTATTAAGGGCTATTTCCGTCTTCGTTCCTTTAATATTGAAAAAATCATCTTGATAATAAACAATGCTGTCTATGCTATCCAATCCCTTGAGCGTCGCGTAAATTCTTATGTCATTCATATTCCAGCCCGCTCCAAGCAAATGTATCCAATTAAGATTATATTTGTTTTTCAGTTTAAGAAAAAAATCATGCGGCCAGGCTTCCGCGATCAAACCTGGATTGGAAATGAAAATGATCGGCAGTTCATTTATTGAATTAAGATAGAATTCTATTTGATATTCAGTTAAAACCTGATCTATTTTTTTCTTTTTAGCAAATTGAACGACTGGGCATATTCGGCAATCAGCATATTTTTTCATCCATAACCGAAAATTATTCATGCTGACGCGAGGATCGAGAAAAACATCAGGAGCGACTTTCCAACCTTCATATAATGAATAATGCTTATATAAGCGTTCGAAATAAGCATTATTCATGCGTTTTCCCGATTTAAACAAACCAAAGGCTCCGCTATCGAGAATGAAAGGTTTTTCCTCTGGGATATTGGGAAAAGCGTATAGTCTTTTCCTATCAAGAATTTTTCCTCTCATCCACGCCGGAATAGGATAAACGAATTCCATTATCCAGCGAAATATTCCTGAATTTCGGACTTTCGATCATCTAGATATTGAAGATATTTTTGGCCTTTAGTTTCTTCAACCGAAAAATTCAATTCTATTTCTCCATTGCCGATAGCTGAATTTCCTCCGATGAAAGGATTTGCCTTGAACATCCGCATAGCATGCCAAAATGCCGATTCGATAAGCGGATCATATGTGGTACATATGAATTGATGATTGAATATGGTTCCTTTCACGAACACTTCATAATCGTATTTCATTTGTTGCGGCTTATCCTTTTCCGAATTTTCCGCGATTATCTTTATGTCGCGCTCCAGCTTGGAATCATCCCTGCGAGTTCCGAATTCCACGCCAAGCAACTCCCAAAAAGATACTCCTCCTGTTTTATGTTCGGAACAACAAGGTCGCATAGCTCCCACTTTCAATTCTCCTTCGATCGTCATATTGCCGATAGCCGAACCGAAAAGACCTATTGGAGGACACATCGCGACATAGCGTTCACGTTGTTCTATATTTTCGTAAATCGTCGAATCCGTAATATTCCCACCGGTGAAAAGCTGGTGATACATATCCTTTTTCAATTGCTTTATGCCGGTTCTTTCGCAGAAATCGCGCATAACAAGTCTACGTAGCAAACCCCTAATGGAGTTACCTGATATATACGGGATTCTATCGAAAGTTTTAGCATAGATCAGAGGAGCATCCTTGCTTTCCATATCTCTTCCGAATTTCTTCAACCCGAAACCTTTTTTTTCAAGATCAGCGACAGATTCATTTGATTCATCATCGATAATATCGAAAGGGCTAGTGGAATCGTATTCATCCTGCGCTTTTTTCTTTTCCTGAATTTCCTGACGTTTCGATCTTAAAAGCAGAATCAGAAATTGTTGCTCGTCTCGAAGCAAAGTCAAGAATTCGTCATCTGAAAAACGTTGGATTAATTCCGAAATCAAGGGATTATTCAATGATCTGATATTGAACGCCCTGGTCAATTCATTCAGGAATTGAAACCGATTTCTGACCCTTGTCGCGGCCAGCATTTTAGAAGAAAACTCATCCCAGATTCGCATGCGGCGATTGCCGCCCATATCCGTGAAATCTATTTTTTTCCAAATCTCTTCAAGAATCAACAGCGCGGCTTGTCGTCTTGAATTTTCCGATTTAAACCATGATTGATGAATGATCGGATCGGAAAAGGAAACTTTTTCGCGTCTTAATGTTTTCGTGATTCCGGCGTCTTCATCGCTGCCTGTAAAAATCGGCTGTAACGCCTCTGCTTTATACGATAATTTAATCATATTTAAATTTTAGTCCTCCTTATCCAGCCAGGGCAAAACCAAGTTTTCAATCAATTTCCGCTGCGCCGTCGGGCTGAATCTTTCCAGCGCGGCCATGTTCACTTCAAAAGCCTCATTTTCTAGACTCGAGTATATTTCCGTGAAGATGAAGGAACAAAACAACTCGTCGCGAATTTCGACGCAGGGCAGACAGGTTTTGAAGGTTCTGAAATCTCCATCCCATGCGCCTGCCGTATATTCATATTGCTCAAGCGCGGCAATAGCCATGCCGCATTCGCAGCATTGATGCGGTTGTTTCGCGGTTCTGACGCTGTGTTTTATGAAATCCGGTCTAATTTCGCTATCAACTAAATCTAATAAGCAATTTTTAGACATAAACTATTACCTTCCTTCCAGCCGGCAATAGAATAATCTCATTGCCGGATAGAGCGTTGCTTTGAATGAAAAAATCAATGTTGGCGTCGTTCTCCCCCGGTCCGCCGTATTCGGTCATGGCGATCTCAAGCGGAACTCTGGGAAAGTCCAGCGTGAATTTTTTCTCGATTTTCAGGTTGAATGACTGTTGAATGATTATATCGATCGCTCTCAGAATCAAAACCGTGGTATCCGGGAAAGATTCCGACTGACTGAAATATTGCCTTCTGGCGTCCTGGTCAATGAACAGTTTTTGAAGCTGGTCAAGACGTTCGGTATTTTCCGTGAATAAGTCGGAAATCACCGCGGCCGCGTCAAGCGCGTCCTTTCTGGTTTCCAGGTTGGCGTCTATGACGCTCAGGCCCGCCGCCGTCAAAACTGCTGTTATGCCCATATCCATGACTGAAGCCGTATTGCGACTTTCCGCGAAAGAGTTGATCGGCGTCAGATCGAAAATCGAGTCCGCCAAGTTCGTTAGGGAATCAAGGCGATTCGTTATATTGTTGGTGACCAGCAGCGGCAACTGGATTAATTGCTGAAACTGATTAGCCAAGGTTGCCGTGAATATTTCAGCCTGGTTCAGAGCGTTGTTGACGGCTCTGACGACCGAATTTATATAGCCGTTCAGGGTAGCGTTAAGCTCGTAGAGACTGGCCAATGCGCTTTGGATTCTCTCAAGCAGCGATCTACTAGCCACCACGGTGGAGTTTCGCAGACTGGCTGTGCTTAAATCCGTGAATCTCTCGAATTGTCCCGCCGCCGTCTCATTGACGATAGTAGATTGCGCACGCAGGTTTTCAATATTTTCCTCGACGCTGATGATTTGTTCCGCTGGAGCCGGCTCAAGCCAGGAGCTGTCGAAATAGGTCGCGTTCGCATCCTGATTCGGCCTGTATCTTTTCGTTATTTCGGAAAGCTGAAGATTCAGCTTTCCGTTATTCGGGTGCGTGATCTCCCATGTTCCAGTTTCCCGACAGGCTTGGAAGAACGCCCGCGCCTGCTGGTCGTGGTTTTCGCCATGAAACGAGAATGAAAAATTATGCAGAAATCCGCTATCGTCCAGGTCTTGGATAACGATACCCTTGATTTTTGGATATTTGAATATTCCCAGGGTGTGCGCTAAAGATTCCGTTACCTCTTCCCAGTAGGCGAAAAACGATTTTTTTTGAGGTGAAACGAATTCTATCGTATCCCTTACGCGCTGTTGCCAAGTCATGATGCCTTGCCCAGCAGGTTGACCGAAACCGGAGGAGCGGTCGCCTTGCTTTTGCCGATGGTGATTCTAGTTCCTTCCGGTGCTCCTGGGATATCGATCGTCATTCTGTGCTCTATTACCTGCCTGTCTATCCTGTCGGGCGCGACGAATCCGCCGCGTTCCGCCGGCGGCGCGGCGGCAGGCGCGATATTGACTTGAGGTTGAACCAGACCGGTAAAACGCGGCGGCGCGGCTTCCCTCATTTGGGAAAAGAGATTTTCAACATTCAGACGGCGCACGTCGAGCTTTAGAGCCTGAGAAACTTTCGGCAAATCTTCTACGACATAATCGCTGGGAGCAAGCGTTATCGTTGGAGGCTTAACCATCAGTCGTTGAGTTTTGAAAAGATTCTGCATCGCCTGTTGCGTATCGCGTTCTCTCCACCAAGGTTTTACGCCGGAGGCTTCTTTTAGTTTTGCGTCCAGATCGTCCATGACGTTGACCAGATTGCCGAATTCTTTTTCCACGGTTTTGAAGCCGAAGATTTGTCCCATGCGGCGGATGAACTCAAACGCGCCTTTGGCGATCATTCTGAAAACCCAAGTGGATATTCTCAGAGTTTCAAAGAAATCTTCTTTGAAAGCCGTCAAAATCTTATTGGCTCCGCTGATAATCGCGGCTTCCACCGTATCCCAGTGTTTGACTAATAAAACTATGCCGGCGATTAACGCGGTCACTCCCAAAATAATCGCTCCGACTGGATTCGCGGACATAGCCACGTTCCACCCCCATTGCGCGGCGGTAACTCCTTTCACTATGCCAGTCATGACTAGTAGCGATTTACCAAACTCAAGGGTCATAATGCCAATCATCACGGTTTTATTGGCCGCCCAGCCAGCCGCCAAAACAGGCAGGATCGGAGCCATCGCGCGGATAACGGGCAGCATATCGCTGACGATTCCCAAAACTGTTTTGGCGATCGGCCAGACTTCCTTAAGAATATCCCGCGTCGTGGCCAGCCATTTATTGACTTCTTCTTTGATTAATAACTGATTGGCTTCGGCCCAGTCTCCGACTGTTTTAGCTAAGGTTATGGAGTCGATGATATAATCCTTGAGAATAGGCAGGAATTGCAGACCTATGGTCTGTTTTGCCATGTTGATCTCGTCTCTCAAGGTTGACATCCGCCCCTCGAAAGTTTGCGAAGCATCCGCCATGCCGCGATAAAACAACCCGCCTTCCGCAGTCATGGCACGGAATGCTTTTCGCACTTCCGTACTAGTGGCCTTGCCCTGGGAAACCATCTTGCGGGCCTCCATGACATTGACTCCCCATTGTCGAGCCAATGCTCCCAGAATTGGAATGCCGGCATTGACGAATTGATTGACATCCTGCATAGATGCCTTGCCGCCCGCTTCTACTTGACCAAAGGCCAGAACTATACGATTAAGTTTATCGACATTGCCTCCAGCCAAATCTCCCAGCATTCTGAGAGTCGGAATCAAGGTTTGTCGCGTGACCGCCTCGAAACCTAATAAGGTCGTGCTGGCTTCAGCCAGATCGCGGAACTCGAAAGGCGTCTCCGCTCCCAGGATGCGAAGATCGGTAATTGTTCGCTTGGCATTCTCCATGCCGCCGACCAGTCGTTTGAAAGCGGTTTCCGCGCTTTCGATTCTGGCGGCTTCGGTAATAAAGGAGCCGATTTGTTCCTTAGCCTGAAAAAACGCTCGCTCGATTAGATTCGCGCCGATGATTCCTCCCAGCACGTCTCCGAATCGGCTGGCGGAATTCGAAGCGCGGTTGAATTCGCGACTAGTCGTGTCTCCGAATTTATCCGCGCTACGAATCTGTTTCGCCCAGAACGCCGCCATCATGTCCTTTGCGACGAATTGAGTGCTGACTATGAAATTTTCAGGCATATCTTTATTATGCCGACTCAAAGCCGGGTGAAATTTTTTATATATCATGCCGGACTTGCACGAATCCATGCTAGTGACAAATGGATCCGGCTCAAGACCGGAATGACGGAAATTTATGAATGATTAAGGCCGGCGCGACATTTTTTCGATTTGCTTTCTGTCTCGTTTATTGAAAGCCTTAGCCCATTCCGCCCAATATCGCATTTGCATATAACTCATCTGCTCGATCTCAAGAGGCGAAACGCCCCGATCGAACAACAATCCAGCGAATTCGTGCAGCCTGGGAACTACACGAGACCAAATAAAAAAGCGAGACTTTCCGCCAGCGACATATCGACGCCTTTCAGCATTGATATACCATCTACGCCCAAGCCGCTCAGTTCTCCAAGAATGGCGGCGTTGCGGCGCGGCATGATCGCCTCCGCGTCTGAAGTTTCGCCCCTGATGCCGCTTCCCTGCATTTTGGCCTTGAAGCTCAGTTCCTTGTAAATGATAGGACCGCTCTCAATGAAGTTTTTGGTATTTTGAACGATTTGAAGGTTGCCATCCGTGTTGGAGATTTCCAGACGCCCGGAGCGAATGCCTTTAACGAGATTGGCGCAATGCATTTCGTAAAGGTTTGTTTGGGATTGATTCTCGAATTCATCAGGGTAAAGCTCATAGAAATCCAGCAGAATCGCTAATTGTTCCTGCGCGGTTTCTTCCGAAAGTTTGAATTCGGTTTTTCTTTTCCGGGTTTTGAAGTGCGTTTTGGCCATGTTTAATTATTAGTTATAGTTTCGGCTTACCCCAGTCAAGCTGGGGTAAGTCCGGAATGAAATTTAAGGTGTAAATAAGGTCCAGACGCCGTCAGCCGGAACAAGTCTGACCGTAGCTAAATTATCGGCGTCATCCAAACCTTCAAGTTCTATCCAGCCTACAGCGCGATAAATATTTCCGGCCCGATCTTTGAAACTAAGCGACATAGTTTCGCGCGGATCGTCGTTCAATGCCTGCCAGCGTTCATATTCCGCTTTGTCGGCTTTGAAAGTGAAATTCGTCAAAACTCCGGATGCCCGGAGCATTTTTTTTTGATTGCCGCCAGCATGGGGTCTGGCTTCATTCTCGTAGACGCCGCTAGGTAATCTGACGTTGCAGTCTCGATTTGGGAACGCGGTCAATCCATCTACTTTAACATATTGCGGTGTTCCTGATGCCGGCATGATTACCTCCTAGTTAGTAATTACGGCAAAACTGGCGTCGAGGGTAATCAAACCGTTCAAAATACCCCCTTCTCCTGACAGAATAATCGGCATAGTATAATCCCAACCGCTTCCGTCGTTTCGTAAAATGATTTTATCGCCTTTTTTCAACTCGTCTATCGTGTAGTCGGCGGTATAAAGCCAAGCGTTTTTTTCATAGAACTGGGTTAAAAAAATCAAGGCGTCCATGACATCGTCCGAATCCTTGGCTTTCTCCTGGCTGATAAGATTGGTCACTCTGGCGACGTTTCGAGTGATAGTGAAACCTCTCCAGACCTCTCGCTCGAAATACGCTTTATGGGTAGCCCACATGCTTTGAATGATGGAGATATTCCGCATCGATCGCCAAGCGTTCGAGTCTATCGGCAGACTGGAGGGCCGGTAGAATGTCAGCATATTCTGTAGATAAACTACGCCGTTAGCCACTTTGGTGGTGGATATTCCGGCTTTAACGGCTATATCCCGATTGTCGTAATCGTTCGTCCAACGCGTAGCCAACGGACTGGGAATCAATCCCGGCAAAGCGCGGTCTATATAGCCCTCTTCCGCTCTGATGCTGTTGATTCTAGCCATGACACCCATGGCCACGGCTGCCAATTCCATCGGATGATGATAAGAGCCTGGCTCGGCTATTACGCCGTTAGTCATATCCGTTTCCGCCCTAGCGTCTGCTAGAGCTATCAAAGCATTCAAACCTGCCGTATCCGCTACGGTATCGCCGACCAGAGCGCGGAAAGGTCTGCCGACTTCCTTGGCATAATTGCCGGTGGCGTCGTTAGCCAGCCCGTTGTACGCGCTGATTTTATCCAGCGTGGAGGAATCCTGGCCGTAGCCGCAAATAACGTCGGTGAACCATTCGTCATTCTGTTGATCGCCGGTCCCCCATGCATCCAGCGCATCCTGCACGTCCGGCACTCCGGAGCCTCCGCTCATGGGAGTGGTGGCCTGCGCTACGCCGTCGGGCAATTCCTCGCCGAATCCGAGATTGAAAGACAAGGTTATATCGTCGCCCCATGGTCCCTTTGATTTGGCGGTCAGGTTGACTTGACTGGTGGTAACGCCGTCGACCGCGGCAGTAATAGGCGCGTCGGCATCGGCATTGATCGCGGCTGCGAAAGCTATCGCTATCGAGTCCTCGTCATCATCTACGAATAAATTAGTAACTATGCGCCAAGCCGCCGCGTAAAAAGCCAACGTTCCGGCTTTGGTCACTACGCTGCCGGCGAAATCGATATTTCCGGTTGATGCCGCGGATCCGCCGGCCTCGGCTTGAGGAGTTACCCAGGTTTCAATACCCTGCGAACCTCGATAAAGCCAAAGCAGCAATCGATGTATCATGAATCCGAAACCGAACTTGCTCCCCCCGTCTTCCGGGCTGAAGACTCGAATTGGCTCATCGGCCACGACTTCCGTCAAGGCTGGGTCATATGTTCCGATGATGTTTATTTTTCTAGCTATCGCTCCGCCGCCGACGCTGAAAGCCTCGTTTCGGAAACCTACGCCTTTAAAAGCGGCTTTGCTATTTGGTGTGATAGTCATTTTTTTTATTGTGTCATACCGGGCTTGACCGGCATCTAATGTTGAATGGATGCCGGGTCAAACCCGGCATGACAAAAAAAGAATTACGGCATGAAATCGGCTGATAGCTCGAATGCCGCGCCGATGGTATCTCCCGCGCCCTCCTCGCTTAGAGGCTGCTCCCCGCCGAAAATATATTCCTCGAAATTGCAGGCTAGAACGGCCTGCGCTTCAAGCATGATTTTATTGCCTCTCGAATAGACCACGCCTTTGTGATAGTCGGTTATATCTCGATCTCCCATTTTGATGCCTGGATTCGGGTTCATGCGGTCCAACCCTAATTTATCATTCAACGGATTCATTACGATCTGATAGATTATCCTGAAAAGCTCGTCCATCAATGCATTAGCGCGGGTTTTGGCGTCCTGCATTTCATGAATCGCGCGAAAATAGATGTCCGCTTGATTCTGTTCGAAATTCTGTTCCAGGACGGCCAGGTCCGCTTTAGCATCGGCTGTAACCAGAAAGTCCAGATTATATTTAATATCCGGTTCAGGTTTCCTGAAAGATCCGGTTTTAACTTTGAATGTATCCATATAAATGCTGACGCTGCGCAATTCATCGAGAGTTCCTTCCGCGCCTTCGATCGCCATGGGATAGTCGAGGAGACGAAATCTATTTTTTGCATAGGGACCGAGCACATTATTCACTAGACTGCGATAGACGATCTCGAAAACCATTTGGTTGTCGAAGAATTCTTTGGGCATGGCAAGATGGATTCCAGGTCAATCAGGTGAAAATTAAATTTGACTGATAGTTTGAAGTTGAAAATTAACGAAACCTATGGTCCGGCCTGATTTAGGCGGCCCTACGATTTGATAAATCGTAAAGTTTTCGCTGAATGCGTCGGTTTGAATTTTAATCAGGCAACGTTCAGCCCCCAATGGAATACGATTTAAAGAACGGGTTCTGAACGTCGCCACGGCGCGATTGGAAATCATGTCGAAACCTGTTTCGCGGTCTAATTCACGACTTTCCTGAACGAACCAACACATTAAATCCTTCTCGGAATCCAAGGCGGATTTGGTTTGCTCTACGCCGTCGCTATAAATAATAACGGCTTTTGAATTGACCTGCTCTTCGATTACGAAAGCGGCGGCCTCTTCGATTTCTTGTCTGAATTCGTTCATTGCGAATTGTTAAGTTAATTCCGTATCAAACCGGAAACAATTAATAATGCTCAAGCGGGTCTATCGGCCTTGCATCGCTATCGCCCTGTTCAGGTTCTTTATCCTTCTCAGGCTTTTCAGCCGGCTGTTTCCATTCCTGCATGAATTTATCCGGGATTTTTTCAGCGAAAGCAGGCGGGATTTGGTCGCCGTGCCGAAACTGACGGTTTTTGATGCCCAAAATTTTTCCCTTGATAGGCGTCATAATTTTAGACGCGAATTTTTTTTTAGACATTCTTACCTCCCAGATTCACTTTAATCGCCTTGTCCCGCTCCCTGGTGCGGTCCGCCAAATCCCGCTTTAAATCTGCATTTTCCTGTTTAAGCTTCGCGTTTTCGGCGGTTAGCTTCTTGTTGTCATCCAGGATTTTATTTAGCTCTTTATCCTTTTGCTTGATGGCGATATTGGCGGATGTCTTATCATCCAGACTATCGACTATCAAACCTGCATCTCTGAATTTTGCGAATTTGGCGGCATATTTTTCATTGTATAATATTTCAGGCGGTATCTCCTGATTTTTAGAGATAGTCGGAATATTGCCGTTTATGAAAAGTCCGCCGCTCCCAACCCAAAATCCTTTTTTTCTACTCATGATTTCTAGGGGCTATAGTTTATTAAATCAGTGGCTACGGCCACGGCGTCGGTCTGATTCGTGGCGAACACAGGCGCGGATTGAGTAACCAGCGTCACAAACTCTTTATCCTGCTCGTAAGCGTAGAAATGGAACATACGCGGATCGATGATATCGCTATTGGGCATGTTTTCAGGCATAGGCAGACCCATAGGACCGAATCCGAAAATGTCCTCCATCCACATAGCGTCCAATCTGGTATTCCAGAGTTTTTGACCAGGACCGAAATAACGATTGGCTATAATCATCGGATCCAAAATAACTAACTGGTCTTTAGGCATGAACAGTTGTTGATCTCCATTCAAATCCTGATAAAAACCCTCGTAGCTGAATAAATACAATTTGCGGCCTTTCGGAGTAATCAAAGTGCCTCGCGGCTCGAATCCCCCTTGTCCCGTATAACGATCGAACATGGCCGGGAAGGTTTCCCTGTCGGACATTCTAGCCAACTCGTAGCCTTTGTTGTCATGATAAGCTCTGACTTCGTCGCTGCCTAGATAAACAGGCCAAGCATCCTCGCCCATCACCGCCATTTTAGGAACGCCCAAACCATTACGAATCACCAAATCGCAACCGACATCGAAAGTCGGCAATATTTTAGTGTCGTCATCATTCCACTGATCCAGGGGTTGAAAGGTATTATCCGGGTTTCTGCGGAAATCGTAGATTTGATCCGGATCGCTTGTTCCCAGAATAGCCGGCATTTTACCCGTCAGGATAGACTGCGCGGCAAGGTATTCATGCAGCCGCATGATTTTACGGATATGCTCCTCATGCTTGCGGGAGGCGTGATAAGTCATCCGCTGCTGTCGAGTCCAGCCGCCGCCTTCCTGCACGACGTTCAATTCTCCTGGAACGCGGTCAAAGGTCTCGTCAGCGGTGATTTTATCCTCCTCGTGCGAAAGCGGGAAGGTACGATCGAAAATCGTGCTTTTTTCGCCTTGATAAATTTTTTGCCCCACCAAGGTGGCCTGGATCGTGCCCCTTGGAATCAAGGCGGCGATCGGTTCTCCGGAACGGATTATTTCGATCTTTAAAGCGGTGCGGTCATTAATATAGAAGGTTTCCGAACCGTTCGCCATATTTCCGAAAGCGGCCTGAAAACCTTTCCAAGTCGTATGTAGCCGACGTTCATCGGTCAGGTCGGTCATTACGCTGGTGTAAGTTTGATCATCTTGTCCAAATCTAGCCATATCGCCTCCTATGTTTCAAAATCGGTGCTAGTATCCACATCGCGCGGAATCAGATTGAGCTGCATCAGATGATCTCTGACCGTCACGGCATGAATCGTGCCTGTAGCGAAAACCGTGTCAAGAGTTTGAGAATTCTCTATCACCAGCCAGTCTTCTCTAAATTCCGCGTCTCTGAGCAGAACCGGGAAGTTTTCCACGTCTCCGGCTATGATGTCGTCCTCCGCCACGGTTGGACCAACATAAATTCCGCGAGCGATCGCGGTTCCGTCCACAGCGGTTTCGTCAGTGAAAGGAGCCCATTTTCCCGTAGCGGCTATTTTCGCTACAAGCGTGAACGGTTCCAGATCGCCGGAGCGAGAGCCATCCTGGACTAGTACCGCCAAGTGATCTATTTTCGGTTCTCCGTTAACGATAAACCTGGATATTTCAGCATCGTATCGTAATTGCACTGGAGAATATCTTCCATAAGTCATGATGAATCCTCGATATTTTTAATGGTTAAGTGGATTTCCGCTTTCGCGGGAATGAAAGTTTTATTTCACCGGCATGCCTTTGACTTTCTTGATCCTGGCGATATGCGCTCCTAGCTGGTCAGGCGTTTCAATCTTGCCGCCGGGAGCGATTGGTCCGCCTGAACTATCGGGTGCCGTGTCTCCGGCTGCCTTAGTTTCCTGCTGCGCGGCTTTGCTATTCTTTTCTTCAGTTTGTTGATCGTGCATGGTGATAATTGCCGTTAAAGCCGCCTGCTCTTCTTCTCCGGTAGCAACTTTTATAGCCATAGTCATGAATCTGGCGGGATAAGCGTCGCTTTGTCCCACTACGCTGAAAGCTTTCTTCACTCGATTTTCTATTTGTTCTTTGCCGGCCTTCAGACCTTCCTGATAGCGTTCATCGCCGTATGTTTTCAGCTTTGCATCGTATTCAGCCTGCGCTCCCTGATTTTCAGCCAGCAATGCCGCTAACGTTTGATTATTCATAATATTCCTCTCGCATTTCATGTTGCCGGAAACAGGAGACGGAGGGGAAACCGTCGCGGCTGCTTCCTGTGATACATTTAAAACCTTATCAATCATTTTAACGGACAAGGCGTCCGTCTCCCCTTCATTCGGCGATTTGGACACCAACAGCCCGCCGCGCCCGAAATTATCGGTGATATGCTTTACTTCAAGTTTTCGTCCTTCGCTAATCCGATTAAAAAAAAACTGCTCAAAGGTATCTACCCGCTTCTGTAGAATATTCTGTCCTTTCTCCGTACCTATATCGATGTATTTATCCGGAGCGTTTTTAGAAACGATAACCACTTCTTTGATGCCCATTTTTTCATCAAATTTGGTCCAATCTATTCCAGCCACCAAAACTCCGATCGAGCCGATCTCGTTAGTCTCTGAAGTAGAATGTATTTCATGAGCCGCCGAAGCGATATAATAACCGGCAGACGCCAATAGCCCATGATTGACGGCTATGACTTTGATGTCCGTTTCTTTGCGTAGGGCCATCAATTCTTTCCAGACATTGTCGAGACCTGTCATTTCTCCGCCCGGCGTGTCCATGCGCAGATATAAGGTTTTGACTTGATTTTGTTTTTTTTTGATTTCCTTTATGGAGGCGATTATTTCCTTATAGCTGGTTCCTCCCCAACCAAAAATATAATCAATGAAATCCGGTCCACCAGTGCTAAGACGACCAGTAATTCTAATCGTGGCGACATTGTTTTCTATAGAAAGAATGCTGTCTTTCTGATCATCCCTACGAGATGTTATGAAAGCTTTAATATCTTCCTGCGAATGCTCGACTTTGAAAGTAACTCGGCTGTTCATATAATTGATTAGCCAGGCTTCTTCCGCTCCCCAAATGTCTAGTTTCATGCGTTTTCGCTCATATTTTTTTCTCTTTCATTCCAGACTTGATCCGAAATCCATATATGGTTAAATGGATTTCGGAAGTCCGAATGAAGGTATTATTATTCCTGCCAATCGTCCGGCAATTCCATGATTTCGTAATCGCTGATGAATTCCAAATATTTCTCGTCGCAAAGCGGAAAATACCATTTTTCCTCAATCAGACTTTTATTGACCGTGGCGTATTCCGTCGTCAATCCTTGTTCGAAAATCACGGTTCCTTTTTTTATCCCGCAGATTTTCAATCCCACTATTTCCTCGTCCGTCCACCCAGTCAGATCGGTTATAACCGTTCCCCCTCCGTTGCGGATAGTCTTTCCTTCCAGCAGAGCATCCTTGACCTTTTCAACGTATATTTTCCGAACAGCCGCAATCGCAGCCGATTCGGAATCGAAAACTATTATATTCATGAAGCTATACCATATCGCGTAAGAAAATATTTCCGTCTCCAGAATCTAATTTCATCTAAAGGAATACTCCCACGTCTGAATAAAACGCCTCCCATATATCCTTTAGCGGATAAATTCAGACCAGTATTGCCGGAATTCATTAAAGTCGCATTAGTTTTAGTGAAGGAATTATTATGCACGTTCGTTGTCGAAGCTTCAAGATTGCCATTGACGTAAAGTTCATGCCGGGATGTCGAACCATCATATAATACCTCGATCAGATAAGGCGTATTGAAAGCTATGAAAGTCGTGCCCGTGATCGTTTCCGTTCCCCATCCCAGCGCATAATACTGACTTTGCATAAATCCTGAACCGCTTCTTAAAATGCCGTGAGTGGCTATTGCGAAACCGAAATCTATTCCGAAAACATGTCGAGTCGAAGTTGAATAAGTAGCGAATTGATAAATGAAAGATATATAGAAAATCAAAGGGAAAGTTCCAGGATTAACGCTTATCAATCTTTTGCTTGATCCGACCACATCGACGTAAATAGCTCCATGTCCATTGATTGCCGCATCGGTATATAAAGGCTGATTGGCGATAATGCCCTGCGAGAAATTCGCATAAGATGAAATCGATTTATTCTGCAATTGAGCGATATTGGAACCATTGAGAATTCTTTTGTCGGCGTCATCGGCATCGACGAAAATATCGTTTCCAATATCGCCCTGGGTAGCCGGATGCGGTTGCCTTGCGGGTATGATCATTTTTATGCCGATTTAATAGGTCCCTGCACATACCAAATATCGGAACCGCGATATTGAAAGCTTAAAACGAATCCATCCGTGCCGTCGCTGTCTATCTTGAAATCGACGTTTCCCAATGCCGTTAAAAAAGTCACTCCGCCGCCGCGTTTGTATTCTACTTCTCCCGAACCGGTTTTCGATGAATAGCACCATCCGCCGTTATCCCATCCATGCGTGGCTCCAGCCACGAATATAATATCCGCCGCGCTTGCGCCGTTCTGGAATTCCAGCCACTTATTTTGATCGCCAGCCAGTAAATTCTGACTGCCGGCAGATTTAATCACGAAATCGAAATTAGGAGCAGGAGCCGAAGGCAATTGACCGGCTGGAACCTTAGCCGTTCCGTCCAGCGAGGCATAGCCGTTCGCGACGCCTTTATTCGTTAAAGCTTCATAAAGATCGCCGAGAGTAACGATTCCTATTCTGCCATCGACCGATTCCACCGCTCCGCCGCCGCTGGATGCTAAAAGCTGCCAATCGTCGAGAGAGAGATTAGCCGAATTTTTAGCCATGTAGGTTTCATCGGTATCTAATCTAACGCAGGTGTCGCCTTCGTCTACCGTCAGCTCGAGCTGTTCTATTTCGCTGGTGGCTGTGAAAATTTTGCTTTTGGCCCGTTCCGGAATTTCGACGATCGGGATTTTTCCCGTGCCGTCCAGGGAAGCGCGAATGCCGTCGAGACTAACGGTTCCGGTTTGTCCGTCTACGGAAAAGACATTCACCGCTCCTGCGCCGATATCTCCAATTGCTTGATTTGGCATTATTCTCCTCTATCGAATCTAACGCGCCCAGCTCCGCCGCGAGGATAAATATAAATATCGCGAGGCACGGTCGAAATAATGCTCGCGCCATCGAGCATTACGCTTTTTCCCGCTATTCGCTCCAGGCGGTAATATATGACTACACCTTCGAATTCCGGATCATCTGGCGTTAATATCGCGCTAGGTTCGTCTTCCGGCGCGACCGGCGTTATTCGATGAGTCTGATAATAAACGACGCCTTCCTTGAGAGGAAATATTATGCCGGTTTTAACGCCTCCAGCTATTTTAGTCCAAGTATCGGCGACCAAGGTTGTTTCCGGGATAATCACAGGATTTTGAGCAGTCATATCTAATTAATTGAATATCGTCGCCTCATGAAAATTACTTCATCAGCTCGCCACAAGTTGATCGAGGCGACGATTTATGTAATCAAACTTTCTTTTTATCGAATGGCCAATCCGCTAATTCTTCAAGTTCTCTATTAAGTTTGGCTCGATTTCTTGAGCCGTCGCCGCCGTGTTCGCGGGCTATAGTATCAAGTGTTTTTGCCGCTATTTTAGCGTTCATATGATTAGCATTAGCCGTTTTAACCGGGTCAATATCGGGCAGCGGCGCACCGTGCCAATTGCACTTAAGCCAAGCTTCTTTCAAAATAGGATCGTTCCAACCCGGCGCGGATATTCTACCAGCTGCGATTTCCTCGGATACCCAAGCGTATCGCAACGGATTCAGGTAATCGCTGATCATTTCCTTGCGCCAGATAATGGCATTTTGCCAAAACATAACTAACGCGCCCCTGGCTGCCGTGTAGTTTCTATTGAATCGCATCAGCACAACTTCGAGAGGCACGCCGGTTGACGCCGTTAGATACGCCGAAAAGGAATCGACAAATTTATCGTAACTTTCAGCGGGAGCCGTGTTGACGAACCCTTTCAGATCTTCGCCCCGGTTGAGACTGAAAACCGCCATGCTGCCCGGTTCTCCGACATCGCCGTAAGGTATTCCGTAATGATTAACGGGAGAAAGGCTTTCATCAGTGACGTTTTGCGCCCCGGCCGGCGCACTCGGCTGACTGCCGTAATGACTAACGAACGTTCCGCCGCTCAGACCGCTTAAGTCCTCCAGAGCATTGCTGGCCGGAGCATCCTGACCAGGCTTGACGAACATAAAGAATAGCGATTGGTTAATCGCCTTCATAATCTGCGCCAGCGTGAACGACGTCAATTTCTGCATTTCCTGCAAAGCATGTCCCAACCTGGAATACCCGCGCCCCTGGCCGGCGTATTCGGGAGCGTAGCCATGAAGCATCATGCGGCGATTTGAGCCGCGACCTTTCGCGGATATAGTCCTTGTTTCCCATTTGCTTTGAGTTTCCGAGACTTTGATTTTAACCCGCACTTTATAGGCAATTTCCCGGCCTCTATCGTCTCTAACAATGCCATCATCGGGACTCATATAAACCCGCGTCGTGGTGTAGGCATCGCTAGCGATCTGACCAGGATCAAGAAACTCGAATTGCAGCGGACTCGTCAGCTCGCGATCGCCCGAATAATAAAGCCGGATGAAGTTATCGCCGTCCCGCTGCTGTCCTATCACGTAAAGCCGCTGCGATTGATAGCCGGTCATGGTTTCGGAACGATGGCAACTTTTAGACGACATCCAGAGATCGAAACGTTCATCCGCTATTCGCCCCCAACGCTCGGATTCCTCAAGAGAAATACCCAAAACTTCGAAAGCCGGCGACGATTCGCATTTAAGTCCCACTCCTGCGGCTGTTTCCGCGTATCTCTCGATTATCGCCCTGCCTATCGTATCGTTGTGATAGGAGTTTCTAGCATTCTGCCTCATGCGATAATGATTGATCCCAAAACTGCGCCCATCCCCGGCCAAACCCTCGCGCCATTTTCCTCCGCCGCTGCGATAATCGCCATCGAAGCGCGAACTCACGGCGGCGGATACCTGAGCGGACATTGAAGTTCTGATAGTAGCGGCGATCGCTCGCGCCGAGTGGGAAATTTCCGTCATTATCTAACCTGTATCGGTTCTCTAAGTGCACGTCCTATTTCGTCCAGGACTTTTTCCTTGATTTCGTTTTGAAAATTTTCTTTGTTGTCTAAAATCTCGTCTCGCAAAGCCTGCGAGATTTCGTCTTTGATAATTTTCGCATGTTCCCTTAGTTCCTTTTCGCTCAAAGAACGTGTGACGCGCCAGATAGGGATAACGCCGAACAAAAGCCACTCCTTGTAGACAATTGATTGAGCCATCAACGTACCAGGCGAACGACTTTAAGGTTAGTGCGACATAAACGGCGATTGATGTTTTCAATTGAGGCTTGTCTCGTATTAATCATTTGATCTACTTCTCCAGGCGTCAAAAAACGAGAGACAACCCGTCCGTCCCCGGAATCGAATTCATAAGAACGGCGCGGGTTGTTTTCGATTTTGACTTGAAGATCATAGAGATTGTTCAAAGAGGCGACTTCCTTAGCCAATCTATCTTGTAGAAGCTGTCGAGTGAAGCTATCCATGATTGCTCTCGTTACCCCGTATCTGCTTCCGCGAAAATGGATTCCCGCTTCCACTTCCACTTCTATGGGAATGACAAAGGCGAAGGCTCTTGCCTAGACGCGCCTTGATGCTCGGCAATTTCTGTTTCTCCCTATTCGACAAAGATTCAGCAAAAGACCGCATGGCCGCTATTATTTCTGACTTCAATAAGATTTCCATGTTTCCTCCGTTTTTTTTTTGCGACTGGTTGAGTGGTTCCTGATCAAGCCCGAAATGACGACACGCGGCATAATCTGGCGATATTCCGTGATTCTGCGTATAATTAAACGCAAATGACAAAATCGGATCGGAATCGATAATTTTTCTCAATACCTCAAAAACAGCGTCTACGTAATCCTCAAAATTTTCATCCATTACAATACCTCAAAAACTCAAGCTACCGTCCTCGTTTTCCTGAATTCCGAATTTCTCTTTTTTCTCGTCAGCGGCGTTTTTACGACGCAGTTCATCGGCCATTCGTTTCAACTCCTCATGCCGGGTCGATTCGGAGTTTTTCCGTTCCTGATACTCGTAATAAGCGATTTCATCATCGGGTTTCTTCTCTGGTTTTCCGAATTCCCGTTCTATTTCCTTAGCGGTCCAAAGCTTCATTTCCGGAGCGGCATTGACTTGTCCATCCCGCAAACCGTCCAGGAATTCACGACCTTTCCGCGTCAGTTCGTGATAAACAAAACGCTTGTCGCCGCCGATACCTTTCTCGCTAACCACGAAACCTTGCTCGCGCAGCGGTTTCAAATAGCCCGATATAGCCTGAGTGCTCTCCAACCCTAGCATTTTCATTAACGGGGTAGTACGTAACGCGCCGTTATCAGCTAGCCTGATCATGATTTGTTTCGCTCTCCCATGAAAAGCTGTTTTTTTTCCAGAAAGTTTCATAAAAAAATATTCGTTCGTGATCAATTATTATAACCGTTACTAATTACGTAACGCGCCGCAAACGAATCCGTCAACTAAAAAAAACAAATCTTTACAAAAATCATACTAATTCTTCATCAAATATTTTCAGCGGAGATGCAAAAACCGACAATAAGACGCCCCGCTAAATCGTAAACATCGCGGAATTCAGCGTTTTTTTCGATTATTTTCTCGACCTCGTCCCTGATTTTCACTTGCTGCTCTTCATTCAGATCGGCGAAGGCATCCCAAAGTCCCAAAACATAAATCGATTTATCTTCCCGTTTTTGGTAATCATTCCGGTATATTTCAAGTCGTTCCTCGTATTCTTTGAATTTGCGTTCTTCATCGCGTTCCAATTGTACTTCGTAGCGTCGCGCCTGTTCCTCTTCATTCTCGACCAATCTCCGTTCCAGAACTTTAGCGGCCTCCGCGTCCTGCAATCTACGCTCGTTTTTCCGCGCCTCGGATTGTCGAGCTTCCTCGGTCGGAGACATCCAACCTTCCAAAAGAGAACGATTCAAGACGCTATCCGGCCATTTAAGCTTATGGCGTCTGGCGTAGTTCTCAACCGCGTCTATTGCGATATGCAGTTGTCTGTAATCATAGCCTGTTTGTAAAATCACATCGGCCAGACGTTCGGAAACGCCGATATTGAGCATCCTCCGCCGCAAACTATTATCAGGTTGTGAGGATGATCTTGAGGATATTTCAAGCGATGTTCGCGGCGAAGGGGAAGATTTTCTCTCGCAATAGAGACATGGCCAGACGAAACAGACGCCTAGCAATTCCAGAGAAAACGGACCATAGATCAAGAGCTTGACCGCTTTGGTCCGTCTGCGGTCTTCCGGATCCTTAACAAGTTCGTATTCGAAATAGCTGCTGGTTCTGTCGTTGATTTCCTTCTGAGTAGCATCCAGGACTCGGATTTTAAAGTTGTGAAATTTCGGATAAAGTTCTTCCGAAATATCCAAAAGTCGCCGCAACTCCATGATTTCATAAACTTGCGTCTTAACGTAACGACCATCCGAAATCAAGTCGTAACGGTCTGCCCGCGGTTCATGATTTTTGCAGAATTCCAGGAAACGGAACGAGTAGGCGCAACGAAAATGCGCTATTTCGGAAAGCGGGTAACGTGTGAATTTTTCTTGAAGATTCAGGAGGTAAGGTTTGAGAAGGTCGGAAACTCTGAGAGTAATCGAATCGGCTTCGTAGTCTATGAACGGTTCGACTATCCAGGACGGGAACATGATCACTTCGCGTCCGGCATGTCCGGGCTTGGCCCTAGTGACGATGCGGATGCTCTTGCTCTTGAGGTTTTTCAAAACCGTTTCCAATCCGCGTTTTTTGACTATCAGGCTTTCCTTTTTGAAGCCCAGCAGCTCGAATAGATCGGAAACCTTGAAACGGTAGTCCTTGAAATCCGCGTCGTCAGGGTGAATTCTGGAAATCAGCGTCAGAACCACCCGCTGTTCTTTTACGGATAAGCGATATCTCGCGCTTTCAACTAAAGCATTGTCTTTTTTAACGATCGCCCTTTTGTTTTCCATGATTGGAGCAAAAAAAAACTCGGAGTTTCGAGCGATGCCAAGACATCTTCCGGGTTAGTGTTGCACCTAACCTTTCTTCGACACTCCGAGCCGTAGCTCCGAGATTCTGTAGGTGCAACCCTTAAACTCATCTTGGCAAGCTTCGCAGAATCTATCAAATTTTCATTCAATCTAAACTCGACACTCGACTATGTCAACACAAAAAAACCATATAGCTATATCCGTGAGCGATTATGCGGATTTTTGTAAGCATATTTCTTGATTATAAGTTATTGTTTTTTTTTAAAAAAACATTTTACAGCGGATTTTTGTAGCTGTTTTTGCGAATTTTTAACTTCGAAATTGATCTGAAATTCCGTTTTTAAAGAAATTTTATAATAAAGTATTGTAATAATTAGTCAAACAAGTAGTTATTAACAGCAAAATGATCATTTTCAACAATTTTTCAACAGATTATCACGTTTCTCAGCCGAAAAGAGTCTTTTCCGAGTCGATTTGCGGATTTTTGTAGCTGTTTTTGCGGATTTTTGTAGCTATTTCTACCCAGATTTGCGGATTTTTGTAGCTATAGTTTTTTTTGGATAACTGAAATAATTGACGATTTTCGCCCTACAAACAAGATAAGACAAACAAGATAAAGACAAAAATTTATAACTAGTATTATCAGACTATATAGTCCGCGCGCGCGTACGCGAGCAATTGCTATGCCATGTTGAGGGATTTTTTGATTTTTTTATTTCCGAAGTCTTGAAGGTGAAATCGCCTAAATAAAAAATATTTCAAAAAAATACATTTTATAGTTGACATTGATGTATTAATTTGAGACACTATATTTAACAAATCACGAAACGAAAACTCTAACGGAGATTAAAATGAAAACATTAAGAGTCAAAATCAAATCACACCGCCCTGGTAGTCTTGCAGGTCGCTATAATGCTCAAAGAGATTTAATAAAAAGATCCATAGGTGACTTCAAATCGACAGAAGATATACTGTTTGCGCAAAACGTTCCGGAATATTTCGCGAAAAGAAGCTTTGATTACAAAGAGCTTCTATCTTATATGCAAAAAGATGGAAATTTCGACGATATAGAAGGAATAGCACATCTAACAAAAAAAGAAATAGCGGCTTTGGAAAATAAAAACCTCGTTATCGTCGGAATCAGAGGTAAAATTTATTAAAAAAATGATAGACAACCTCAAACACAAGCTAGGCTGCGACAACGATCAAAGCCTAGCGAAACTCCTCGGAGTGGGAAGAAACACTATCGCCAGAATGAAAAAAGGCGACGTTACGAAAATAACTCAAAGCTGCAAAGTCATCAAATCTCTACTCGATGAAATGACCGAATCTCAACGCCGGGCATGTATTAGAAAACTACATTACGGCGATAACAATAATGTATCAAGGAACAACACCATGTTTACGAAAAAAAATTATGAAAAATTCTCAAACGCTCTCAAAACATCCGGGGAAATTCTCTATGCGATCGAGCAAGTAGCCGGTGATGATTTCGAGACTATCAGCGACGATGAAATGTTCGGCGATAGAATAGAGGAGATCGACAAGAATTCTGACGCATATGCGTTATGGGAAGAAGGTGGACGATATCCGGAAATACTGGCCGAACTCCCGACGAAAAACGGCGGTTTTCGAATCGAAGACGGCACGGAGGTATTTTGGGGTATGAATGACAAATTCGCGGAGTTCGATGGCGAGAAGTGGATCATGGCGGAGAATTTCTAATGAAACGCCGTCCTGATTCTCCCGGCATGATTTTGAGAGAAAAATTTATGAAACCTTTGAAAATCAGCCGGAGACAATCGGCGAATCATTTAAACTGGAGCATTAACAGATTGATAGGATTTGCGATAACGAGGCTAACATAACGGCTGAAAAAGCGGTGCAATTAGGAATCGTCTTTCAAACTCCTGCTGAATTCTGGTTAGAGCTACAGAATGCCTATGATCTGTGGTTTTTGCAGCCGAATGATATTATTTCGCCCTCTTAACTAAAGATCAATCAGAGGTGAAGAATTAATGGTCTGGAGAGTGGAATAATCAATAATCTTCAAGCTGATTCAAAACATGCTCCAAGGGATAATCCGGAACCAACTTCCGGATGGTCTTCTCATTGATCGTAAATCGATAATAGCTATCCGGTAACATATTGCTATTATCCGGCAACAATATGGACCAGCTCCCGTCAGCCGAATTAGAATCGATCATGAAGGTTTCGCCGGCGATCGTGAACTGGGTTTTGTATTGCGAGGCTTCGGCATTGAGTTTGATGTCGATCGCCTCTTCAACCGGATTGCCCTGGATGTCGTAGACGTATCCTTTAACCAGAACCGTTTCGATGATTTCCTGACCGATATCTTCCGGGTAGGGCACGAGAGAAAAAACTGTC